TAATAATGCTGCAATATATTTTATTGGACCGACTTCGGCTTCGACTTTGCGGACTTCGCTGGCGATTGGCGCACGCTCTTCGTTGTACTTGGCGATCTTGGCTTGCGCTTGGCCGATTTCGTTGAGGATTCTGTTACGGTCTTTTTGCTGGCTTCGTCTAATGGAAATGGAACGATCGGCTCCACTGGCTTCGGTTGTTCTACTGAGGGTTTGATCAACTTGTGCATCCAGTTGAGTAAGTTCTTTACGATTTGCATTTATGTTCTCCTTTTCGGTTTTAATCTTCTCATCAATTAATGCCAATTTGGCAGAAACATCACCAGTTGGTATTGCTTGATCCAAGTGTGCCTTTGATAGATAACCAAAGATACCCATTGAAGTTAACATCATCAAGATAATTAAAGACACAGTAAAGTATGATTTCATCAATACTGGGACTTCTTTCCAATTGCGATATAACCATGAGGCAACTACTAACTTTGATGCTTCAAGTAGTGATCCCATGATGAAAATAGGAATAGCTGCTGCTGCGAAAATCGCAACTAATCCCATAATAGAATAATAAGCAGCACAAGCCGACAACGCTAATGCTGTTCCGAATAGTAGATATGTCATAATTTATTTTTAATATGAGAACCATGGACTCGGACAGAAATCTGCCCATTATAATAGTCATCTGATTCTAATACTTTTCTCCCGAATTGCTCTCGTGCCTCAATATAGGAACACTCAGCTTTTGATTTACAAAAAAACAAAATCTCTCGGGTAAAGGTTTCTTTACCCAGAGACTCTATATCTTTATTTAGTTCTATGCTTGACCCATAATATTCTATCCAATCAGAGTCTATTTTAGACTTAATCTTCTTTCGTTTCTTAGTTCCGTTCTTTAACTTAACCATTTTATAAGAAGTTTTAGCAAACTTGGCTAATTTCTTACCGATATACATGCGACTGTTGGCTTTGTTCGTAATTAAATAAACAAAGCCAACACAGTCTTCAGGTAACTCTTCAACGATTATATTATTGTATGTCCACATAGGACATATTTAGCTACCGAATATTTGTATCGTTTCTCTAATTGGTGCCACTGAAGTAGTATTAAAAACTGTATGTCTAAGTGGTGTTTTAATAATAACCATTTTGTTAAACTCTGGTTTTATACATTTAATACTATCTTCTTTATATGCAAAATAACCGCCCCAGTCGTCATCCCAAAATTCATTTAAATAAATCGTAGCTCCAAACGCAGATTTTCCATCATCATGCCAAGGAATATAACTACCTCGCATATACCCATACCACATACAACTAATACTAGTATATTCAGGTAGGTGATGTTTTATTTCTTCAATTAATTTAGATTGTATTTCTTCAGTTAAATTTTTAATTAAAATAGGATTACTATCTTTAATTATATCGTGTGGCCAAAAATTATAAGTATGACGGACTTCACCACATCTCGCGAAATCTTTTACAATTTGTATTATAGATTGTGAAAGCGGATTATCAATGAATTTAATATTACTCATGCTTGTAGAACTATACGTTTCTGTCCCTTTTGACGTTTCAAATTAACATTCATAGCAACACTTGTCCTAGGATAGTTTATTAAATTAGTTCCAACACCATGAATAAGATACCCTGGATGAATTACCATTTTATATTTTTCTGGTGGTATTTGAATTGATACAAACCCACTCGCAACACTACCATCAGTCATCTTCCTATTTACCATATTAAATTTATGCGCTGGTCTTGGATCCATTATCTCTAATGATGGATGTTTTTCTACTACATCCAAATAATAAACGCAAGCCAAATCACCACCTGTACCTGGATTAAAATGTGTATGCGAATGTAAAAAATTATCATGACCATATCGTTGACAAGTAGACCAACCACGTCCAATTTCACAACTTTCAATTTCAAAAAAGTTAGATGTGAAATCTTTAACGCAGGAATATACCCATTCAGTAAAACGGCAGTCTACATCAAATAGATTCATGCTGTCATTTCCAGCCCAGTCAGCATATTTGGATTTAATCAATTTAGTTAGTTCATCATGAATAGTCATATCTTCTAACCAATACTCACCAATTGGTGTTGGCCAAATTTCTTTATAAGTTTTTCGCATCATATACCTTATTATGCGCAGTAAATGCACGTTTAATTTTCAGATTCATTGACCAACACATTCTTTCTGTTAATCCTTTATTTACAGGAACACTATGCAATAGATAGGCTGGCATCAAAAGTAGAGTGCCTGTTACAACTGGAATATCAATAACAGTTGATTGCGATCCAGAAGTAGAACCATCTTGTCTAATTATCTTATATGCATTATAAAAGTTTGGCGGACGAGGATCATAAACTCTTAATGGTGGATGAGAACTATCAGCGTAGATATAGTAGTTTGCGATTAAACTGCCACCATTCGTATGTACTTCACAATCTTTGCCAGTTGGTTGAATATTTGCCCATGCACCCTCAACTTCCATACCATCATAATCATTAAATTCTGAGGAATAATCTTTTACACAATCAGCAATCCAACTATAAAATTTTTGTTTTGCTGGTGTATCTTTTTTTGGGTTATCAACAAGTTCATATTTCAACTGATCAAGTAGATCTCTATCTTCTAGATAGTAACTTGAAATCTTTACTGAAAAATAATATCCATTATTCTTCTTCATCTAGTTCTTCTTCCTCATAGATATCAGCTGAACATAGTGGACAATAAACAATATCTTCAAAATTAAAGTCATCACCTTTTACTGTGATCTTTCCTTCTGCTGCACAAGATGCGCATTGAAATTGTTTTACTATCATGCTGCTTTGCCCCATACGTCATTCCAAGAGCCAGACAGCGCACCTTTGGCATAGTCAGTTACACGATTCTCAAAGAAGTTTCCGTGGACTGGTGCATTAATCATTTCTTCAACCCATGGAAGTGGATTGCGTTTTACTTTGAAAATACCTTTCATACCTAAAGAGATAAGGCGACGATCAGCAATGTAACGAATATACTGTTTAACATCAGCTGAAGATAGTTCCCTCATATCACCAGCTGCATAGCATAAGTCGATAAACTTATCTTCTAGTTGAACCATCTTCTCAGCAATAGTATAGATCTTTCCTTTGAGTTCGTCATTCCAAATTTCATTATTTTCTTTAATATACTCTTTGAATAAACGAATCATGTTCTCTGAGTGCATCGTCTCATCAACGATAGACCAAGTAACAATTTGCCCCATACCTTTCATTATGCCGTGACGTGGAAAATTAAGAAGCATGATAAAAGAACTAAACAACTGCATCCCTTCAGTAAAGGCACTGAAAACAGCAATATGCTCAGCAGTGCTAGCGATAGTACCATTCCTGCTAGAAATATCAAGTACATAGTCATGCTTATCCCTCATCTCTTGGTATTCGAGAAACTCATTATAAGTTGACTCAGGCATACCGAGAGTTTCAATCAGATGTGAGTAAGCAGCAATGTGTAGGGCTTCACGAGCAGCAAAACCCATAAGCATCATACGAATCTCAGGCTGAGGGAAATAAGGAAGATAGTTGTTAACATACCCACCAGCAACATCAATATCACCCTGTGTAAAGAATCTGAAAATGTTCGTAAGAAATTGTTTTTCTTCATTTGTTAATTTTTTCTTCCAGTCTTTAACGTCTTCAGCCATTGGTACTTCTGAGTGAAGCCAATGTGCTTGCTCATGTTTCAACCAAGCATCATATGCCCATGGATAATTAAATGGCTTAAAATATGTTCGTTGATCTGTTAAATTGTTTTTTGTTTTAGTTATCATTTGTAGCTACCTTAAATTTAAATGCGATACTTAATCTTTGTGATTTACAATGTGCTGTTGGTTCTAAACCTGCATGATGCACCCTAGATTCAAACATAACTGCAGAATTTGTTTTTGGAAAAAATGAATGAAGCACTTGTAATTAGTCGGGATCAGTAATAATCAAATGTCCACCAAATTTTGGATACCAATTTTGATGAGCAAAATAGACTAATGTACCCCATGTTCCTTCTAAATGATCACCACCCATCATATCTTGATGTACGTCACTACATTGTCCATGTGCTTGACCATTGGCGTATAGTCGTTCTGGTTGTATTTCAACTTTTAACAAATCTTTGACTTTAGAAGTAAATAGATTTACTGAATACTCAGAATAAAATAATTCTTTATACCAAAAAGTTATACCATTTAAGTTTTTACTAGAAGTTCCTTGATCAAATGTCCAATGGTATTTTTCGAATTCTACCATTAATAAATCATATTCTTCTTTTGTTAAAAGATTATCCCAATAATATACTTGGTCTAACATTTATCCCTCGCATGCTAGACACGTATCAGCATCGCCAGTCAAAGCATGAAGGTCAATCTCTTTAATAACCTCACGTTCGATGCGCTTAGAAACTTTATCAGCCTTAGCAATCTTATCTGAACGGCAATAGTACATAGTCTTTAAACCTTGTTTCCATGCTTGAAAGTGAACAGCATGGATATACTTAATATTACTATCAGGTCTAAAGAAAACATTCAACGACTGCGCTTGATCTACATATACTTGCCTGTCTGCGGCATGTTGGACGACCCAACGCTGGTCAATTTCCATAGAAGTCTTGAACACATCTTTTGTCCAGTCATCCATCCAATCCAAATGCTGAACGCTTCCATCATTCGCAATAATTGAACTCCAAATTTGTTGGTATTCATCTTCGCCTTTCGGTGTCAAAGGTGCACCACTAGGAGATAGGTGCTTCATAATAACCACATCAAGGTGTTTATTTTTATTTAAGTGAGAACCCGATAAAGTGTCTTGGCGATAAGCATTGGCACGAAAAGGTTCAATACTAGGACTAGTATTGCCCATGAGAATGGAAGAAGAAGCATTGGGAGCAATAGCCATAAGATGACTAAACCTATTCCCAGTACCCACTGCATCAGGTGCTTCACCACGTTCCAATCCCAACTTCTTGTTCGCTTCATCTAGTTTTCCTCTAACGTGAGCAAATATTTGTTTGTTGCGTCCTACAGCCTGTGGGCTTTCCCATGGTAAGTTGTTCTTTTGCAGATAGGCGTGCCATCCAAGAGCACCGATACCGATGCTTCGTTCACGCATGGCTGAGTATTTTGCACGCTTAATGGTGGAAGGCGCATTAGAAATAAAATACTGAAGAACATTATCAAGCATTTCTGCAGTATCAGAAAGGAATAAAGGATCGTTTTTCCATTCATCATAATACTCCAAATTTAAAGACGACAAACAACAAACTGCGGTTCGTTTCTCATTAGTTGGTAGAATAATTTCTGAGCATAGATTTGACTGGTGAATCTTTAAGCCAAGGTCTTTCAAGTGTTGTGGTAGTTTGCGATTAGATTCATCAATGAAGTGAATATATGGCTCACCAGTCATCATACGCATTTCAAGGATACGCTGCCACAATTCTCTTGCTGAAACTGTTTCACGAACTTCATTTGATGCTGGATCAACTAGATTCCATGAGTCATCAAAGTTTGGATCAAGCATTGACTTCTCTATAATTTCCATAAATGCATCTGGGATATTAATACCATGGTGCATGTTCAAGCAACGCATGTTCTGGTCACCTGTTGGTTTGCGCATTTCTAAGAACGAAATGATATCAGGGTGATCAATAGAAAGATAGGCAGCATAACTACCACGACGAGTGCGCCCCTGACGATACGCCAAAGAAGACGCATCATACATTTTAAGATGCGGCATAACGCCAGTAGACTTATCGTCGGCACTACGAATACCAAAACCAATACCAACCCCACCCCCGAGCATACTGAGCCAATTAGTTTCCGAAAGGTTGTCAACCAATCCTTCTGCAGTATCTTCAATATAATTAAGGAAACATGATATAGGCATGCCACGCTTAGACCTACCAAAAGAAAGAATGGGAGTAGAATAAGACAACCAATGTTTACTGCTATATTCGTATAATCGTTGCGCATGTTCAGGGTTACTCCCAAATGTATGTGAAACAAAAGCAAATCTTTCTTGTGGACTTACTTCATCATCCTTCATATAACTTTCTTTTAATCTCAATTTACCTAACTCATCGAACAACCCATCTCGTTCGAAATCTACTTTTATACCATGCAGATATGCCATACTTTATGCCCTAATTTATTGTAGTTTTACTAATTCATTTGCTAGAGGAAATACCTCAGCAATAACTTTTGCGCATTCACGTGCGACTTCTTGGTGTTCTTTTTGTGTACCATTTGCAGAACGGAGTTCAATAAAATGAATCCAGCTACGCAATGTACCATTCATGTATAAACGAGAAGCAGTCAGTCCTTCAGGTAGAACTACTCTTGCCTGTTCTTTGGCAATTCCATTTTCGATTGCCCACTGATATGCTTCTTTCGCTTCATTAATAACTCGCTTTTGTCTTTCTTCCCACCAAGCAGCCAATGCTAGATTATTATTCTCAACACTATTTTGACGATTCTTTGTATCTTGAAGTCGGGCTTCTCTAAGAACAAAGTGTAAGTCTTTTGTTGGATCAGCATATCGCTGGCTAAATTCCTGGAATGAAAAAGAACGATGACGTAATATTTGTCTTGCTATATCGCGAGTAGTTTCAATTTCTAAACAAGCACTAACCATCTCTAGAGGTGACCAGTGTTGATGCTTAATTAAATACTTAATTAACTTCTCTGATGTATCTGTGTTGAACTGGTTGCTGGGATTACTCACACGTGCACAGAACGCAACTAACTCCTGTACATCCACTAAACCCTCTTGAAACATTTTAGCATCAGGTTTACTATAACTAATCATTCTAACATTCATATTTTCTTCCAAGTACTATATTTCAATTTTGCTTCAATTCCTTTGAAGGTATTTGTATTTATCGTATCGACAATCTCATCTACCGTCATATTACCATGTAAAATCATATCATTAATATCTTTCTGTTGAATATGCTCAGGGAACATACAAACAGAATATCCAGCATTAATATTTTTTTCAAGAAACTTAGTTATCTCTCGGCTTCTTGGTTCATTATCCATTACAATTGTTGCGTTAGCCAACAACTGCCTAATAGTAGGAGTATCGAAACTTGCTCCAGAAACTGCGATAGCATTAGGTAAGAATAACGAGTCAATCGGTCCTTCCACAACAAGTATTCGCTTATTAAAATCAACTCTATCGAGCCCATAAATTTTCTCCTGTGTTTCGTCAACCTTAATCGTATAATACTTAGGTTCTTCTGCGCCATATGCTCTGCCTTGAAAAGCAAAACATTTACCTGCTGGTGTAAAGAATGGTATTATCATTCTTGGGTGTTCATCTTTAATTGGCTCTTGGAATTTAGCAGTTACTGAATTTGTAAATGCTTTAAACTTTGGAGCAAAATATAATAGATGCCATTTATCTCGTGGAATCTTTCGTTTGATAACATATTCAACAGCAGGATGCGTCAATGGTAGTTTATCTATACGAGATAAACTTGAAAGGATATCATCCTCTAATAATTCTACAGTGGGAGTTTCTAAGATGACGCTTGTTTGTTTAACGTCTTTGTGATCAGTGTATTTTGAAGCACCTGCTTTGTAGCGTTCCAAAACATATTCATCATAAAGCATTGGATCAACATACTTGATAAGATTACCAATGTTGCTACCATAACCACAATTGTGGCATTTAACCAATAGATCTTGTTCACGTGGATAAATGTAACCACGTGCTTTCAATTTATTCTTCGAAGAATCTCCACAAACTGGACACGAGAAGTTCCAAGTATTGGCTTTTTTTTCTTTGAAGTTCCTTAGACGAGTGCCAAGGATTTTTGCGTATTTGTTGTCAATATAGAGCATATAGAGTAATTATACCCCATATGCTCTTGCAAAGCAAACTTTATTTAAAAAACTTATCTAATAAATTTATATGAGAGATTAGATATCCAACTGCAATTGCGCCACCAACAATCATCCATTTCCAGCGTTCAAGAAGATCAACACGATCTTTAATTGCATCAATTTTCTTTGACATTGCAACATGCTGTTCTTCATCGCTTCTAGCAAGGTCATCAATCTTACGATCAATATGATCAGTAATCTCACGAGTAGTTGTTGTCACACGAGAGTGCAACTCTTTGATATCCTGCTTTACAGCAGCGACATCTTCTTTGATACCTTCTACTTGTGCTTCCAATTTGGCTATTCTCTCTGGTAGTTCCATACGATTACTTGTTGTATATTGATTGCTGGGTTCTAATCCACTCTTGTAGTGACTTTAGTTGTTCTGCTACTTTGTAGTAGGTTGTGTAGTTTTCTGTGACTGTTGTGGCAACGCCAGAGAGTTTAACTTCGGAGGTTCCTGCATCAACGCTTCTGGTGGAGTCGGGAACTTCATTGCGACTGGCACTGTCGTGGAGCACGACGAAACCATTAGGCACAGGACACTTAGCATCAGCATCTTGACTGATATACTTTGGTATTTCTTTGATGATTGCATCACCCTTCTCCTTAACAACTTCAACTTTAGTTATGTACTTCGTTACTACTTTCGTAGACGCTTCAGCAGATGCAGCATCTTTCTTTGCCATTTCTAATTTAACTTCGGCAACTTTGGCTTCCCATTTCTCTTGATTGGAAATACCACCTTCCATATAAACACCAAAAACTAAAATAGCAATTGCTGCTACTTGAATAGGTAATCTATATGTTGAAATAAATGGAACAAACTTTAACACCAATGATGCAGCAAGTCCACATAATCCAGCTAAAACTACTAGATGGAATATCCAAAAAGGTAACCAGTCAAGTATCCACATTATGTAATCTCTTTAACTGCCAGTGGTTTACGTCTTGCCATTCCAAAGATAGGTTTGTTCTTGCTCTTTGGATAAATCTTTGGCTCCTGTGTTGCAACTGGACCAGAAGTATTATTGGTTGGTGCGCCACCTTCACCTTCTTCTTTGAGGAATCTTCCAACAAGAATTTCTTCTTCAACTAAATGGATATTTGTTTCCATTAGTTTTTTAAATCTTTCTTCTAACTGAGAAGTAGTTTTAGAACCACTCTGATAATTTTCTCGGATCAACCAAATAGCAGCAGCCATACTTTTTAGTCTATTCTCACCACCAAATCTATTAATTAGTTTCTTAAGATTAAATACTAAACGATGTAGATAAGTAAATGCGTTACGTTCCGCATCTGTGCTAAATTGGTTAGACTTTCTTAATACGTTGCCGTGCTGGTCTATAATACCAAGTTTAAATGCCTCGGTATCAGTAAAGTTAGTAACTAACATTCTAAGAACTTTAAATGCTATTACGTTGTCTATAACACGGCTCATTAAATTTTCCTTAGTGTGGAGATAACTCTCTCATCTAAAACTGTTTCTGATAATATAATTCCATAATCTGTTATAACTTCTGGCATCCGATCAAGATATACTAAAAATGTTATAAGGATATCCCAACATTCTTCATCTACTTTATAAAAAAGCATCTTGGTAGTTGCATCACCAAACAGATTATAAAGAACGATTATATGATTGAGTATTAGTCTTTCTTTTAAATCGCCATTGTTTTTATATCTAGAAATTAATTTCTTTAGGTATAAAAACTTTTTTAAATCATCTTCGAATTCGGTTAAACTATAACACTGCGTGTTATCATAGTGATGCATTGCATAGATTAGAAAATTCGCTTCATTTAACTTTTCATTCATACCACATTATATCTCTCAAAGAAATGGGGGAACATTCCCCCATCATACATAACTACTTATTAAGCGTTATCTAGAGTCGCAGCTGTAGAAGTTACAGTTGTGTATCCAGTAGCACTTACTTGGCAACGATATTGGTAGTTGTT